CCCCAGCCGCCAATGCTAACTCTTTGGCCGCCTCCGCCTTCCTGGCGATTGCCACCGCGCGATAAAGCATGTAAAGCGAATAACCAGTAAGTATGCCGACCCGGAGCCCCTTGAGCACCGCGTTGTTCTCGTCGATGTGTATGCCGAGCGCGCGCAGGTTCTCGACCATGCTGGACAGTTCCCTCGGGGATATTCCCGGCGCGCCCATTGACGGCTGGCGGATACCACCAAGCGCGTCCGCAGATGCACCCAGCGAATCGTAAGACCCTGCCAACGCGTCCCCTGCTGGCATGTCGTCGAGGAACGCCGTATCGCTCGGCATCTACTACCCCTTCAGCTTGGACATCTCTCGCCTGGTCTCCTCACCTATCAGCTCGGCATTCTCCACCAGGGCGTCGGCGATCTCCGCGCTCATGTTCTCCACGGTCAGCCCCTCGGCGAGCGGTATGTTATACTCCTTCGCTAGAGCCAATAGCGTATGAGAATCTTCGGTTATCGGAGCCGTGCTCACCATGTCTCGGAGTATCGCGTAGACAGTATCGACCTCGCCCGGTTGAAGCGCAGATAGGAACGCGTCATACTCGTCCATGCATGCGAACGCCGGTAGCCACTTGCCCGACTCGTCGATGTCCAGTATGCACTTGGACGCCTGGAGTTTCTGGACGGGTATCAGCATGCGGTTCAGGTTTGCGAGTTTGTCCATGTGTGGCTTGTCCAACGGTATGCCCGTCGCCTGAAACTCTCGGAGTATCTCGGCGTCCTGGACCATCTGCGCGAACTCCGGGTGCTCGGTCGCGTACTGCACATATAGCGCGTCTCTATCTAGCTGGCTCAGGCGCTTGAAAAACACTCGGCCCAGAGACGTGTCGATATACCATCTCTTGTTATACCGTTTGGTGAGTTCGCCGAACGGTACGCGCTTCCCGCCAGCCAGCGCCCGCTTAGGCTCAGACACCTCTATCAGATTCATCGGTGGAGCGACCATCTCAAGTCGTCCCCGTCGTCAGGCTCTGGAACTTGATTTTAATCGGTTCGTCCATGAGCTTATGCCCGTACTCCGGCCAGTCGTCCCCATCTACCATCAGCTCGCCCGTCGTGAGCGTGAGCACCTTCGGAGCCGTCGCCGTGCTGTCGATTGTTATTTTTATCGCCGTGATCGCCGATGACGCCAGCTTTGCCGCCGTGTATGTCTCACCCTCGTACGGTAGCTCGCATGAGAATGTAATCTCCCTCAGCCCCTCGGACAGCGCATAGGTAACTGGGTACTGCGCGGAATCGGCCCCGGTTATGTTACCCATCACGCGCTCCAAGTGATTGTCTATCACGACCTCCCACTTGCGAGGATACCACGCGACCGCGCCTCCGGCTGCGATATTCACGGTTGACGACCCGGTCCATGTCAGAACCGCGCTCGTGATGTCGTCTGGGTTCGCCCCGACCGTCAGTGCTTGGAGCCCGGTTATCGCCTTATCGGTGTCCTGGTCTACCCATCGACAGAATACATCCGCGGAGAACTGGATAAGCTTACCCGGCCCGTCGCACTTGATGGTCAGCTTATTAATCTTGCATCCGTTATAGAAATCGTAGTAGTTGGAGCTGGATACCATCTTGCCCACCTGAGCCGTGAAGCTCCCCAGATGTCTCGCAAGAGCCGCCGCCGCACCCCAGCCGTATACGCCCCAGAAGTCCGTCCAGTCGTAAGTCCCCGACTCCGCGTGCGCCAGCCCGTCGAGCGTGTACCCTATCTCCCAGCCGCCCCGCGTGACCGCGCCATATGTGCCGTACGTGGACGATTCGAGCGTGTGGAACTCCTTATTGGCGTTCACCCGCGGCTTGAGCGCAACGATGTCACACCCCCATGTAAGCGCGTCCGTCGGGGTCGTGCCGTACGTTGCCTCGGGTATGTAGTAGAACTTCTTCAGCTCGCCTGGTGAGTATTGCGCCATATTTATTCATACTCCTTTATCACATCGAAATTGATGACATAGATGTCCCGACCCTTGGTGTCCCGGCCCAGCGACGCAGGGCTATGTTTCGCCGCGAGCCAGTAGTACATGGTCGAGTTGATGGTGGTCCTGGTCGTTTCGTGCAGCGACTTCATGACGGCGTATGCCTTGTCATATGTAGTTGCGTGCACCGCCCGCTCGGTCGATGTACTCACATTATGCGACTCCCCGCGCACGCGTACCTGCACGCTCGGGTACTCGCCGTCCCAGGATAAGTCTGGAGGCGAACCTCCGTAGGCGAACACCGCGATGCACTTGTCCGGGCTGGCAGGCATCGAGTTCTCGAAAATCCCCCAGTCCGTCGTCGCGCCTATCGTGCCGACTGCGTCGTCCTGAAGATGGGTCGCTATGTCCGTCGTGAGTGTCATCCGTTCACCTTGCTATCATGGCCTCGACGCGCTCGATTATCTTCTCGGTGATCGTCGGCAACGCTGCCATCAGAGGGTCTTCGAGATATTTCGCCTTCGTCGGGGGCTCGTGCCAGTTATCTATCAACTCGTGCACCCAGTACGCGTACCCCTGAGAGTATCCTATTGTGGCCCGAATATTCCCATCGGTCACTTCCGGCTCCGGGACATGACCCGAACCGCGAAGCGCGCCCGAGTCCACCGGGCATTCCTTCTTCGATTCGACGAGCACCGTCTGGAGTTCTTCCCAGACCGCGTTCTTCACCTGCTCCGGGTACTCGACCAGCAACTGATTCAGCCGCTCGACTATCTCAATCGGACGCGTTATCGTTATCTCGACCATCTCAACCATTGACCTTGTGGACGTAGTACCGAGAATTGGTAGT